ACCTAGTGCTATCATTCTCCCTCTATTCTTTTTAGAAGTTTTGTTACTCACTATGCTTATGTGAGATACATTTTCAGAAATCTTTTTGCAGAATTGAGTAAAATCTACGCTTTTAGACGATGAGCTTTCTCGTGAAAAATTTGCTATAGATACGTCAATTTCATTATTGTACCAAACATTCTCACGCCCATTTATCTCATCCATAGGTCGTACACCTATATCTGATGATACATCACCTTGTGGTGATAATTTTGTGTACATCTTGTACAATGCTAAGAAAGAAGTTAGAGTTACTGCAAGAGTGGCAAATATCTTAGGTTGTTTTAAACTGTCTTTCATATTCTCTCCTATCTGCACCCATCTCTTAGTATCCATACACTGTGTTAACAATTGATTTTTCATAATTCTATAAAGTTGGATGTTTCTTTTCATTGAAGTGTAATAATGAAAGAGCAATCGCAAATTTCTGTACTCTCTGGATCTTTTCACATGTAGCCAAATACAAAAGAAGAATGTTAAACAAAAAGTTATACCGAGCGCAATATAACCTGTATTTTCAACTATACCTTGTGGTTTGATTGTACACAAGGTATCAGGTAAATTACAGCACATACACAAGTCGGTTTCAAGCATTAACTTTGTACATTGTTCAACTCTCTTTTGATCTGCATTGAATCTGTCTATAGCTGTATGTAGCCACAATAATAGGTCACGAATATTTAAATTTTCTGCGACAACCTCAAGTTTGGCATAATGTTTACCTTGATCTATAGGAACTGGTCTCACCAATTCAACTTTAAATAACCATAAGTCTGGGTAAGGTTGATCAACTGGTACTTTTTCTGAATCTAACATTCCTCTCTCATTTAAGAATTCCTTCTTAACTTTAGGTGTGATTATGTAAGGGAAACGCCTTTGTATAGCTGATGGGCATGAAAAGAAATGATATGCATTCAAATTCTTCACATTTGTCGTAGCTATAACAAGTTTGCCTCGAAATGGAGTTGTTCCTTTCATGTCTAATGATGCTTGATCTGGACAAAAAGCTTGATTGTTCATTGTTTGTATAACAACGTTCAAAGAACCTGGATCTCCCAAATCAGGAGATTCATTAGCAATATCATCAAGAATAACTGTATGCTGGGAAGTTAGAAAACCATCCCAATATTTAGCTGCTGGATTTACTGTGTATCTAAACTCAGGTCCTGAAGGTAAATTTTCGTGTTTTGCGAAGAAAGTACATAACATACTAGTAATAGTAGTTTTACCTATACCCGAATCACCAAATATGAGTAAGCCAAATGGAGCTTTACGATTTTGGCGAGCTGCTGATTTAGTATTAAGATCATCACGCATCATCAACATATCATTGAGTGTACACTTGACAACAGCAATATCAACTTTATCTAACCGATAAGAGTGTTTATTGATATTCTGTAATTTTTCAATAGTACTATCAAGACGATGTCTAAAATCAGACTCCGTGAATCCATTGGCTTCCGGATTGTGCAATTGATTGTTTTGACGAGTCAATAGACGACAT